AGCACGCTCAGCAGCATCAGCATCGGCCTGTATTTTTGCCAGTTCTTCATCGGCTCTTTTCCGTTCTTCATCTGCGGCGTGCTGGCGACGCTGCTCTTTCGCTCTTTCGGTTACTTCTTGCTGCAATGCGGCGGTCGCATCGGTAAGGTCTCGTTGCGCCCACTGGAATTTCCAGGATGAATCTGCCTTCTGATAACCTCGTGAATAACACCAGTACGCACCAGCACATAACAAAAAAGCCACCAGCAGTATTTCTGCTAATGGCTTCCAGAATTTTTTAAGCAATTTCAGCAGTACTATCATACGAGCACCGATTTTGCTTTCTCAAAGCGCTCCCGCCGATCACCAATACCGTTCTGTCCTCCGTTGATTATCTGCGTAACGCGTACCATGTCGCCGGAGTATTTCAGACACCCTTTAGTCATAAAAAACCACGCTGCGGATCGGGCGGCATGACGTTCCAGCTCAAGCTGTCCCGGATTCGCCACCAGATCCAGTTTCAGGGCAACGCCACATCTGGTGTAATTCTCCAGCCCGGTAATCTGGATAAGCCCACGCCCACGATACTTCCAGCCATCTCCGGCGTCTTTGTTGCCCATGCGGCCGCCATAAACCAGATTGGCTATTTGTGGCTGATGGGCCACCTGCTTACCATCTACACGCCCCAGCATTTCGCACTGATAAGTCGTCAGGCGTTTACCAAACGTATTTTTCAGTGCCTCCACCGAATAATTGAAGCTTTCCTTCAGAACAGTAAATCCGGCTGATTCATGTCCCGTTTGTGCAATAAACATGGCCTGATCCAGTGGCGCAGTGATACCGAATTCGCTCATTGCCGCCGTAATATGTGGATACCAGCTCGCAGAAAGCTCGGCGCTGATACCAGCCGCCTGCTGAAATTGTTGTTGATTCATCAGTGCCTCAGTGCATCGACCAGACGCGCCACATTACCGCGAGCCCACAGCACAGCGGCGCAGATAAGGATATTCACCATCACCACCAGCCAGTGGGATGATTCATATAAACCAAAAACAAACCGGAAAGGGACGCTGGCATATACCAGCACCATGACATAGGCCAGTAACGAAATCAGGGGGCGGTGTGCCGCATCACCGCGTCGGTAAAACATCAGAACGATTACTATTACCCCACAAATTACGGCATTCAGAACTGCAGAAGGGTCATTTGCTACCATTTGATCCCCCTCCCCTGATACGAGAAAGAATACTGAACAGGCTGTTCAGATCCTGACTGTTAAGAAAAGTGAGAAACTTTATACACATTGCAGAAATAATTACTGCGCCAAGTGCATCCAGTGGTTTTTCATAATGCGTTATTGCCGCAAGCTTAGTACCTATCAGCCCGGCGCCAAGCACTCCCACAATAAATGATGTAATAAAATAAGCGACCAGCCTGATCCGTCCGATGTTGGTTGCCGTGGCGACATAAAACACCGCGCCGGCAAAAGCACCGAATACCACACCATAATCGGTTCCGGTCGCCAGACCGAATACACTGGCCCCCATTAATCCACCAGCCAACACTGTCGCACTGGATACAGGTTCGGACATTCATCCCCCTCTGGTTGTGTGGGTCCTCTCAGTTATGAGGGGAAAAATAAAAAAGGCTGCCTGATGGCAGCCCTGATAAGGTTGAAATCATTTAAACTGGTGATTGTAACGGTCCGGAAAGTACTTCTGCTTCGCCGTTATGGCAGATATCATCGCCGCTTGTCAGATGCCAGACACCGACAATAAGCTGTCCTGATTCCAGATCGTCAACTGTGTCATTCGTATAGTATGCTACCTGAACAACACCGTTATGCTGAATCCAGTAATACCCTTCTTTCATTCACACCTCCGCAAGACTAAGCAAATAGTATAAGGCGAAGCAGAAAATGCCGCGGTGCAAGAAGCCACAACTCAAATCCTGTGGTATAAACTGCTCTTTCCAGTCATAGCCTCACCACCGATAGCTCAGTGTGTGATCAAAGGGGGCAGGCTTCACGGGCTGGATTTATCAACAAAGCACGTAGCGGATGATTCCCGTGAGCCTGAAATAGAAAAGGCCACTGTATAGTGGCCCAACATTTAATTTTAAGTTATTTATGTACAGCTAAAAATGAAAATCACCACTCAAGGTTTTGTTTGGATGCCTTCAGGTTTTCTTTATACATCATATCGATAGTTGCATAATTGCACATATCCACGCCTGACAGACAATAATCTTTAATCACCTGATTCATTATCTTTTTATCTTTTGCTTGAGTGGCTCTCTTAAATGCCTCCAGGTTTTCACGCTCCATCATTCGTAATGTAGTGTCCTGGCACATATCTATTTGGCTCTCGCAGTAATCCTTATGCACTTGAGCCTTAATGTATTCAATGACTTCATTTTTTTGTGCTTCAGATCCATCGAAATCCATTGGATTAATGAATTTTGCAAAGGTTACAGCAGGAAAGCAGCACAAGGCTATTAAAAGAAATTTACGCATATCAATCCCTTATAAGTGAAATTTATTCATGGTTTAATTTAACACTTACGAAAATAAAGGGAATTGATTTAATTAAAAAAACCCACTCAGAAGTGGGTTTGATTTCGTGCAGGCATAACATCCCACGATGGGAAGCATACAGGACAGTTTTATGCAAAGTCAACAACATCATGCAAAAACTTGTCGCCATTTGTTCCGATTACATCAATAAGCTGTTGCCTTCTCAAATTCTGATGCGGCCTGACGCTCTCCTTTGTACAACACATCCACCAACATTTCATAGAATGGTTTCCAGTTGCGAGACCAGGATGATTGGTGGAGCTCAGGAAGACGTTTAAGAATAGCCCGGTGAACAGTCGCAGAAGACACTCTTGAATACCCCTCGCCACTACAACGCTCACAAGTTTTGAATACTGGTACGCCGCGTTCTTTTGTAGCAATGCGGTCGAGCACCTCCCCTTTTCCACCGCAACGGCACCGGGCACTTATTGCTCCCTTACCATCGCAGGCCTCACAGACGGCAGGAACTATCTCCGTTACCTCCGTCCATTTCTCCCAGTCGGACGGGCGAACAGCGCGGGACTTACTGGCCCAATATGGCGCTTTCCCCCACGGGTAAGACACTTTGCGGGTTGTCTGCGTTCGGGTAATTCGCCCGCTGCCTTTGCAGGTGTGACATGTCACGCTGGTAGCTGCCGAACGGGAATACTCAGCAAAGGCAAACTGCGCGAGTACCAGCATACACCAGCCAAATTCACCACCAGCAGCTTTGCGCACGTTCTTCGGTGCAGTATCCATCGCATGACGCGCCAGCGCCTGCACAGCCTGTTGTTCATCCGTTTTGCTGATCCCGGCCTTTCCGAAGAAAGCGGCCAGACCAAACCGCGCGCGGCTGCTGGTGGTGCCGATAGCGACCATTATATCGGTGCCGGTGATACGATCCGGAGAGGTTCCTTTCACGTCGTCGCTGATGTGCATTCCCTGAGGGCTAAAGTGTTTGAGGGAGGATTCCAGTTTCATGCTTTCCCCTCAACGTCCACATTACCCAAAAAATCAGGATCGCCGCCTAGCCTGGTTACCTCATTTTTAAGAACGATATTTTCAAGTATCAGCGCACCAACCTCGTTGTTGAGGTGAGATACTTTCCGCTTTAACTCCAAATATTCATCGGGGCTAATCAGTTCCTGAAGCTGGCTTTTTGCAAACATAAATGCTTCAAACAGGTCCACATCCACACCTCCAAACGATAACGGATCATGGCATTCAGATTCCTGTTGGCGAACTTGCGCTTTCAGGCACTGATAGTTTTCAATCGCTTCTTTTAAAACTTCGTTTTTCATACTCAGCACCTCGTAACGTTGCTTGCTTCCCACTCCAGATCGACTTCGCTCTGAGGTTTATTGACCAGATAATTCATAGGTCCGCTCTTGCCTTCGAGAAATTGATGTGACCTGGCGTCAAAGGTTGCCCCAATATCACCGATCCAACCCTCCCCCTCTCGCTGCTTCAGCAGGCGGATCATTGACGCTGGCATCTGGATAGCGGTCTGTTCATCCTTATCCAGACTCTCATATCCCATGCGCTCGGCCTTGCGCTGTGCCAGTTCGCGGGGAATATTTCGCCAGATTGCCATTACGTTATCGGGCATATCGGTTAATGCGCCGGTCCCCTTAACATCCATTTTCCCCGTCGGCGCGGCTTCGTTTGTTTTGCGGGCGTGCGTTACCAACAAGACGTGACAGTTATGTTCATTTTTGAAGTCGCACAGGGTATCGATAAACTCTTTCTGTCCGCCATAGTCCTCCTCGTCGAGACCACATTTCGCCAGGTTGTCGATCACGAACAGGTCAATTCCATAACGACGGCGGGCATAGGCGAAGATTTCCAGCAGGCGCCCGGCCTTCGCGGTGCCGGTGAGCTTGAACACCCACAGGCGATCGGAAAACCATTCGTTTGTCATGATGATCTCTTCGCGTCTCGGCGATGCGGTGCAAATGGTCTGGCGCGTCAGGCGGGCCAGCATTTTTCCGGGTTTCAGTTCCAGAGAGGCGATGCACGTGCGTACTTCCTGGTTCATGGCGGCGACGGCTATATGGCCCACCAGCTCGGTTTTGCCATGCCCATTCACCCCGTTAACCAGCGTCAACTCGCCGGCGCGAAATTTGAAATTGTTGTTTAATGACGCCCATGGGCTGGTGAACAGGCCAACATCGCGATGCTCAAAAGCATCAATGGTTTCCTGGAGGAGATCACCTGCTGAACACAGTTCGTCAGGGTCGAAGAATTTCGCCGTACCCAGGCATTGCCAGACGTCATCCTCGCTCATCCCGGCCATCAGACATTCGTTGATATCTTTGTGCGGCAGCTCCACCAAACGACAACGATGCTCACCCAGGCGCCTGGCGATTTCTTTCGCGGCTTCGCGTCCAACTTCGTCATTGTCCAGGCTGAGCCAGATTTCATCGAAGCGATCCAGGTTGTGATACTCGTACTCGATCCACTGCTGTTTGGCCCCCTTCCCGCCGCCGAACGGCACCGACAGCGCACTGATGCCCAGCTGCGAGTAGGTCATACAGTCGATTTCCCCTTCGCACAACACTACAGCGCGGGCTTTGGCGTCCATAGCCTGCCAGCCAAACAGACTCGGCTCACAGTCAGCCTCAGCCATAATGAGCTTTTTCCCGCCAGGACGCTCGGTACCGATCCGCTTCACCTGCAGCAGTTCGCCGTTGCGGATGTACGGGAACGCCACCGCCGCCACTTCGCGGTTTTCATCGTGGTACCAGACCACCGCGTCAGAAACGCGGAACTGGTCAGCAGTCTCGCGAGTGATCCCGCGGGAGGCCAGATAGTCGTAGCAATGGTTCGCTTTTTTTACGCCCTTCTTCCTCGGACGGGAGAATGTTTTTTTCTTGGCCTCGAAGTGGTGATCGTCGTCTTTCAGGCCCAGGAATTCTTTAGCCTCCCGCATGGCGTCATGCAGTTGGCAGTTGCGTACCAGCACCCACAAATCGAGTAAATCGCCGCTGTCACCGCTGGCAAAATCTGACCACGCCTTTTTCCCGCTCAGGTTAATTTTCAGGCTCTTGCCAGAATCGCCATTGGCGTTACCCACGCACCACTCTTTTCCTTCAAGATGCCCGCGAGGCAGCAGATATTTCGCTACCCTCTCAGCGTTGTCCCACAGTTTTTCGGATAGTTCAGCCGGGCCCATTAGATACTCCGTAAATCGAATTTGATAAAACACCACGTCACGAATCCCTCGCGCAGAACGCCGTGGTTATATGCCATCAGCACGCTCTTGAAGAATGGTTTCATTGGCGATACCCGCCGCGCTTCATGCGCTCGATAGCGGCCTGGTTGATAAATACCTCCGCTGTTCCGTCTCCAGATGGTGTGCACCATGACACAGCAGGCGGTTGACTTGCGGTCAGCGCTTCGTTTTCAGCTAGTGATATTGCGGGCTTGTTGGGCACACGCTCCGGGAACAACCCCTGCCAGCCTCCAGCAATTGAGCGTCGAATCACTTCATCGGCATTCTGATGGCCTGCAAGTTGCTTAGCCTGGTATGCGCAGGTTGTTTCCGTCAGCGGTTGACGCTTCTCCCGGCGAAATTTAATCCAGTCCAGCCAGATTTCAGCGCTGACGTTTTCAGGTTTTAGCCCTGCAGGGTCGAACGAAGATTTTTTCTGGCGCTTTGCGCGCACTTCTTGTGGTTCATGATCTTTTACTTGTGGATCAGGTTTTAAAACTTGTGGATCTGGGGTCAGATTCTGACGGGTGAAAACGCTTTTTTTGTCAGAATCTGACGGGTGAAAACCGCTTGAACGCCCAGAATCTGACGGTTCAGATTTTGAAGGTTCAGAATCTGACGGGTGAAAACCGTTAGCCCTGCGCTGCTGTTTCAGAGCAGCTACCTTGTCCTTCTCAGCGCGGGCCAGAGCCTCTAGACGATCGGCATTCAGGTGATAAAGATTGGAAGTGTTGCGATTACCTTTACGGCGGGATTCACGACGCAGCCAGCCAGCGGACTCCAGTTCAGCAATAGCCGTTCTTACCGTGCTTTCGCCCAACCCCAACTGTCGGCAAATAGTTTCAACGCTGGGGTAGCAGACCCCATCATCGTTTGAATAATCAGCCAGGCGCGCCATAATCACCAACTTGGCGCCCTTAACGTCATGCGCAGCGCATGCGTCCCAGACGTTGCCCAAAATTTTGCTACTCATGCTGCACCTGCCAACGCCTTTGATTTGAGCGAACCAGTCATCAATAAAATAGGTGCACTATTGCGGATAAAAATCATCGGATTCATACTGTTACTCCTTCCAAAACATCAGCCGAGAAAGAACATGGAAAACCCGATCGCCAAGCTTGCTCTTAACTACTGGTACAAAGTGCTTATTGCTGGCGGATTCTTTGTCTTCTTGGTGAATGGAACCGGGATCCTCACTGCATACCCGACAGCAGGTACTGGACTCATTTCCCTTGGTTGCGCTTTGTGGGGAGTCGGCGAATGGATTAACCACCCCTACCAGGAGGTATTGATCCCCGGAGTTTTTGGCCGACCATCCGGGAAGCTGTCCGGTTACCCCAGAAAAGTCAGCTTGGCTGGAATTGCCTTCGATGTTATCGGTGGCGCACTTATCGTCTTTGGAATTGTTAAATTGTTCCAATGACCACCCAATTAGACTTACACCCCCAGTAGCTGGATCGATAACTACAGACCCAGGAAACTTACGCTCAAGATCAACCAGCATCATCCTTAGCGCCTCAAGGTCAGAATATCGCTGTGACATGTCACACCTCTGTTGTTGCTTTAGGTTTCGCAGGAAGTCCGTCAGCGGGATTTGGGTACAGATCTGGGCGCACCTCATGTGGAGTGATGCGCCAATTGAGGGAAGAGCACAAAGCGAGCACCTTACTGGCTGGTACATCATTATTCAGCCAGAGACTAACCGTCTGCTGCTTGCACCCCATACGTTTAGCCAATGAGCTTTGGCTAGAGAGTTTTAAGATCCTATCTTTAATCTCAGTATTCATATCAATCCTAAATTGTAACTTGCTTTCAAATTACAATAATATATTGTATTTAAATTTTCAATAGCTGAGGTACAATCAGAACCATGAACAATTCAGTTGAATCAGTCTTTCAGAGACGCTTAAAGGAAGTGCTTAACAAGCTCGGGTATAGCCAATCCGAGCTAGCTAGGCGCATGGGTGTAACTCCGCAGGCAGTGCAAAGGTGGTGTAACGGCTTAGGTGAACCGCGCAAAAGCGCCTTGGAAAAATTGTCGAGCGCAACCAACATGCCTGCTCACTGGTTTTTCACTCCCTATGAAGAGAGGGAAGATCGGGGTCTCTATATCAATACATCATTCAGTCACGTAGACGAGCTCCATAGCAGTGCAAAACCTGTGCTCCTGTCCCCAGATGAAGAACAACTTATTAATATTTATAGAGATCTTCCCGGAGAGGAGAGAAAAAACATGCTGAGAGTTTTTAGCCATAGACTAAAAGAGATTAATGACTTTATTGAGAAATTTCTAAGACACTCTCATGAGAATAAAAAATAAAAATCAATAATATCATTAACATAAACAAACCGACATGAAATTGTCGGTTTTTTTTCGCCTATATTATTGTAATAAACAATATTTAATTGTAGAGTTTGTATCAGCAGTCAATTACAACTTATAGATAGAAGCGAGGATGAAATGAAAGACTTTAATGGGTTGTCCCTTATGCCACAGGATGTAGTAAGAAACTCGCTAAATATAATCTCTACTGCTGGGACACTCAGCACCAGTTGTCAGTACAGCCAACTTGCTGATGAATTGATTGATATAGCACTCCAATATCTCAATGAGGCTTGTGTAAAAACTGATGCGGAATTGCACACTTCTGACGATGGCTCTACCCGTCTAAGCTCCCGCATCCAGCTCGCCCGCGAGAACTTCGGACTCACCGAAGCCGATCTCGCCCGCAAGTTGAATACCTACAGCGACCATATTTCCGACTGGGAATGCGACATTACCGAACCACCAGCAAGCATGATTATCCCGCTAGCCAACGCCCTGAAATGCGATCCTCTATGGCTGCTGACTGGTAATAATCCGGAGATAGTGGAATGAAAACCTTCAAAGGACTTTCCCTTGTCCCGTTAGACGCACTTAAAAGTATCAGCGCCATTATTGAGTGCGGGCATTTAATGACGTCTTGCTCTGTAGCAATCATGGCTGATATTTCTTTAGAACAAGCACCCGAAAAAGCATGCCAGGTCGAAAGTCTGTTACGAATGTTCGAAAGCTACCCGGACACGTTGAGCGAAACGGAATTATCATCTGTAATCACTTTAATCCGTCGCTTATCTGGTGAAGTGCATGCATGGCTTATTGAAGAGCAGGCAGACAGGGGGAAGGATAAATGACTATATCTTTAATCTCAGCCAGAAACAGGGTAAAACAGGCTGAAGCTGTGCTTGCTGCGTGGCTTGAAAGCTCAAGAGATGATTATGAAGCGACATTAATATCAGCCATCATCACTCTGATCGAGGGTGTAGAAGAATCGATTAAAGAAGCAGATACAAAACTGGATAGTTTAATTAAATAATAAAACCGGACTAAATAAATTATCGGTGCCTTAAACGGCAGGGATATCTATAACCTGAATTTACGAGAGAGTTAATCATGACTTTCATTAAAGACAAAGCTGCGTTTAAAACAGCCCAACTCTTTCATGCCTCCGGCTACAGCATTATCGCAGAACTGTTTTTACGCAAAGCATACGGAAGGTAACTATGTGGAACCCGGAAGAAAATGACAATATTGAAGACGCGGCGATCTCTGCCAGAAGTCTTAATGAACTACTGGATCTAATGTACATCAGCTTTAAAAAAATGAACCATCTCCAGACTGAGAGACTCCTGGGTCTTGCTCTCAATATCTCATCAGATATTTCTTTCTGGATAGATGAAGAGGAGAAGCGCCGTGAAAAACAACACAATTGAAATTTACCGTCGTCGCATTGCAATTGCTGCACTGGAGAGGATGAAGCATAAGACAGGTAGCAACTGTGTCATCGTTAATATGCCCGATGGTGATATTCATAAGATAGACTTTGACGAAAAATCAATGCTGAAACTGTTAATGCGTTTTGAAAGACAGGCATGCAGTGAATACGGAATTTCAGAATCCACTTCTTTTATTCGCAGTACGTATATGAACAGCCTTGATATTAACGGGCATACGGAATACCTGACCGAGACAGGAAAACTTATTGTTGATGAGTTACTCGGTGAAGTCATTACCTGGGCAAAAGAGAAATATTTCAGCGGAGGAATTAACTGATGAACTCACAGCAAACGATGACATATTGCGGCATGCAGATCCCACCACCAGTTCTGAATATCGATCTGCACGTTTTGCCGAACTTCACTGGGCGCGTGGTTCTTTATATCGAAAACGGGCGTGTTATATGCGATCGGCAACTTCTGGATGATGAACACGTTTGTTCTCTGGACTCTTTTATCGAAATAGCTCGTGAAGCAGGAATCCGTTTTGAGGAGATATCAAATGTTGGATAACCGCACAGCCAGCGCAATTGACCTGGCATTACAGAAGCATCATACGCCAGTCGGCGACCTTTACGCTGCTATCCGGCACGGGCGCATGAAGCGCTGTTTTAGCCGGGACACTGCGATCCGCTGGCTGGCCCACTTTCTGACATCGCACTCTTTCACACGGTCCGGATTTAAGCAGCGCCACCCTGATTTTCTGGTTGAGCAGGACCATGGCGAACAGGTATGGCGCCGTGGCGAAACCACCGACGCATACCATCGCGCCCACCAGCGCACCATTCGCCGCCTGCGCCTGATTCTGGCCCGTAAGCGTGAAATTCAGAAATGGAATGAGAGATACGATGAATGGGCAGTCCGGTGGGACGAACTGATGAAGCAGAAACCGTATTGAGGGAAGTGGAAATGGCTATGAAAACTGAATTAGCACCAGTAGCGGCTCGCGACTTGCAGATCGTCGAGTATCGCGGTCAGCGCGTAGTGACAACTGAGAAGCTGGCGGCCGGGTATGGTGCGACCGAGAAGATGATCAGTAATAACTTTTCTCGTAACGAATCCCGCTTCGTTGAAGGTAAACACTACTTCAAGGTTGAGGGTGAAGAGCTGCGGGGGTTGAAGAACAGACCCTCTTTAAGCGGGTTAGTTGGAAAGAATGCCCGCTCTCTGATTTTGTGGACGGAACGTGGCGCGGCTAACCACGCAAAGATGCTGGAAACCGATCAGGCGTGGAACTACTTCAACGATCTTACTGAGTTTTATTTCAGCTACCGGGAGGCAACTTATCTGCCTGCCCCTGCTGAGCTTTCCAAGCTCGAAATCCTCAAAATGGCAATAGAGTCCGAAGAGGGCCGACTGGCAGAAAAAGAACGCGCAGATCACGCCGAAAGAACCAAAGCCCAGATCAGCCGCAAACGCGAAGCCTCAGCTCTCGGAAAGCTCAGCGCCGCAACACGACGCTGCCGGGATCTGGAAGAACAACTCGGTGAAAGCGAAAAACACGCAACCATTACCAAAGTAGAAAAGGCAACAGGTCGCAAAGGTGAATTTAAATTCGCCCCACTGCGTCGCTGGTGCCGCGATAAAGGCATTGAAGCCAAGAACGTTCCTGACGAACGCTACGGTAGCGTGAAGTCATGGCCTGCGGGTGCATGGCTGGCTGTTTATGGGATTGAACTCAAATCACTCTTCGGGGAGAAAAAATAATGCAGAAAGTTGACTACATCGTGACATTTATGGGGGATTACCCATGCGGCCGCCGCCATCCGCTTACAGTAAAAACGAAATCCGTTGATGTCTCTGGTGCTATCTGCTCCGCATCTGAAGCAATTGTAGACGACCGCATCGAGGTAACCAATCTGGTGCTAATTTCCGTCGTTCCGGAGTCCCATCCGCTAGCTACTGAAGAAGTAAACAGCGACGGGACGCTCACCCCCTGTCCATTCTGTGGTAACCCGTATGTCAGCCTAGTGGAAACGCTCAATGAGCTGGATAGCGAAAGTACCTGGTTCGTGAACTGCGGTTGCTGTAATGCTTCGCAACTTCCAGACAGTAAGGAAAGCGCGATCCAGAACTGGAACCAGCGAGATAAGGATAACGACGGTGAAAAATAATGAAATCTGGATTCCGGCTGGCTCTGTTGAGCTGGCCCACCAGCAGGCGCTGGAATGGGTATGCGATGCGTATCTGTTCTATCTGGTCAGTATGCACCGCCGGCCGGTATACCGCCATCAGTACGGGGATATTTCACTAGACCAACCAGCCATTAAGGGTTTTATCGATTCGTATTTGGAAGATAAGGGATGGGATATGGAAAAACGCCGTGCCCATTACATCAACATTCTGGACCTCATTAAATATATGCACCGCAGTAATTCGGACTTCATCGACTGGGGGACTGTACCAACACTAACCCCAAGGGGCATCCGATGGATGAATGCTTGCTTCTCGCGGCTGGGCGAAATGGTTAACAGCTATGGTGGATGGGAAAACTACACAAAAGAAACTGCTGGAGATTCAATTTCATGAAAATCCAATATCAGGACTATGGCGCCGTAGCGAACATCGTTATCACCAGCACTATGTTTGAGTTCCGTAAACATAACCGGGTGGTTGACGCAACACTGCTCTGCACACCAGGAATAGTTGCAAACCGTAGTGGAATATTCTTCATGAAGTCGGTTTTGTCCGGTAAATCCCGCGACATGCTGCGTGCGCACAAAACAGTATCGAGGGAGGCGACACGATGAACGTGCTCAAACAACAAATTACAGCATCAATAGCGAAAGATATTGCCTTCAGGCTGGGCGCTGAACTGAACGATGAAGAGGCTGATATTTTCGCCGATGGTTACAATGCCGCCATGCTTCAAAATTGCAACGTTGTCACCTCAGGTAAACCGTTGACCATAACCCTGCCAGACACCAGCTCAAAGGCGTTCTGGAGCGGTACCGGAAAGAGCGAAACATTTCATCCTGAAACCTATAAACGCCAGGTGAAAGAAGCGATTGAGCGGAGTTGTGTTATCACCGGGATCGGCGTGGAGGTGAAGTAATGACCAGCAAACGCCGTCTCAGACGCAAGCAGTGCGGATGTAAAAAAAGACATAAAACAGCTTACGGTGCACAGATTGAACTCTGGATTATTCGTAAACGTTACGGACATCAGGGGCAGATGGGCGTTTACCGCTGTCAATTCTGCAATAACTATCACGTCGGACATACACCAGGGCGTAACGGGATAGGTTCAGGCTACGGGAGGTGGAGATGAACAAAGAATTTGAGATATGGGTACTCCGGAGGTATGGGAACCGCTATGACCTGACGCGTGACAGTTACGGATTCTACTGCCGGGAAGTGGTTAAGCGGATGTTTGAAGTCTGGTGCTATTGCCGTGGACTGAACGTGGTGTGAGGAGCTGGTATGCAGACAATTATTCAACTGGTTCCCAATGAGTGGGTTACCGATAAATTATTGATAGCGGTTACTGGTCTGAAACCTGGAACCATTTTACGGGCGCGCAAGGAATCATGGTTGCTCGGGCGGGAGTATAAACACGTAGCACCAGACGGGCATCCCAAGCCCACCAGCGAGTGTCTGTACCACATTCCGACAATAAATCGCTGGATCAAGAATCTGCCAGATCCGGACTTCGATCTTTGACTTAATCTGATGAGGATGTAATCTGATGAAGCTCTTGGACGCAGGAGGAATTATGGCTAAACCGGCCTATCCAACCGGCGTTGAAAACCACGGAGGTAAACTCCGGATCTGCTTCCACTACAAAGGGAAGCGCGTACGTGAAAATCTGGGGGTGCCTGACACCCCTAAAAATCGCAAAATTGCAGGTGAGTTACGGGCGTCTGTCTGTTTTTTGATTAAGACAGGTAGTTTTAACTATGCGGAACGGTTTCCTGACTCGCCAAACCTGAAACAGTTCGGCGTGGTGAATAAAGATATTACCATCGCTAAACTGGCGGATAAATGGCTCGGGCTTAAGGAAATGGAAATATCGAGAAACACGATGATTCGTTATGAGTCGATCGTGAAAACGAGTGTTTCTTTGCTTGGGGGGGAGGTTCTTGCTTCTGCTGTAACACAAGAGGATCTGCTTGTTTTCAGGCGGGAACTGATGACTGGTTATCAGATAGTGAGGCCAAACCGTGAATTAACACCGAAGGGACGTAGCATAGCAACAGTAAACGCTTATATGGGGATTATCTGTGGGATGTTCCAGTTTGCAGCGAGCAACGGTTATATTTCACAAAACCCGTTCAGTGAAATATCTACGCTGAAACGCGCAAAAACTGAACCAGATCCACTTACAAGGGAAGAGTTTACGCGACTCATTGACGCCTGCCACCACCAGCAAATCAAAAATATCTGGTCACTTGCAGTTTACACCGGTCTGCGACATGGAGAATTGTGCGCGCTGGCGTGGGAGGACATTGATATTAAAGCGGGGACTTTGGTTGTCAGGAGAAACTACACTCAGGCTAAAGAGTTCACCCTGCCGAAAACCCAGGCAGGAACCGACAGGGTGATACATCTGATACAACCTGCGATTGATGCATTAAAAAATCAGGCATCATTCACAAAGCTGGGTAAACAGCATAAAGTTGAGGTGAAGCTACGCGAATTTGGCCGGACAAGCGCACATTCATGTACCTTCGTATTCAACCCTCAGCTTACCACACGCTCAGGAAAGTCCGGAACGCATTATGCTGCAACGTCACTAAACAGGATATGGGAATCAGCGATGAGACGAGCTGGTTTACGATACAGGAAAGCGTATCAGTCCCGACACACTTATGCCTGCTGGTCACTCGCCGCTGGCGCCAATCCCAATTTTATTGCCGCACAAATGGGGCATGCAAATGCTCAGATGGTCTATACAGTATATGGTGCATGGATGGCCGACAACAACCAGTCACAGGTTGATATACTGAATCAGAGACTGGCGGCCACTGCCCCAAGGGTGCCCCAAGCAGGGTTATTAAAAAATTTAATTTAG